TTGTCGTCAGTCAGACGCGCAGGGTAATACTGGAGCGTGCTGATGCTGTTGTTAAGCATGACGGTCGTGTCGGTGATGCTTGTTCCGTTCGTGGACGGGCCGCCGATACTGAGCCACGTTGGGGCGACGGTAAACGCCAGCGTCCCGGTAGCGACCGTGCCACCGTTCAGGCACAGACTCGTAGCCGTGCTGGCGTAACTGAATGCGCCCTTAGTCAATGCGTTGGCGGTCAGGCTGTTTGCCGTTGTGACGGTTGCCGCTGCTCCAAAGTCTGCCAGCCGCAGCGTGAGCGCGGAAGGAGTTTGATACATATGCAGGTGTTTGGTGGTCTGGTCGCTTGTTGCAATTACCGAGCGAGCGGTTGGGGTTGACGCGCTGCCGTACCAGTTAGCGACAAACGTACCTGTTGTGCCACCCGTGTACCACGAGCTGAAGTTCGTCCCGGCAATAATCGCGGTGTCTACAGCGCGGGTTACTTGGCTTGAACCTGTAGGAATGTAAGAGGTGCTAACGGTTGTTTCTAGTTGCGCGCCCCATATTTCAATAGCGTCCAAACTTGTCACAATGCGGAACCCAACGCGTTGCGCGGCCGTTGTGGCTGGGAACGAATACCTAACCCATGACGAAGTGATTGCTTGCGTTGTATAAGTTGCGCCGTTGTCAAGCGTGTACTGAATGTTCCCCGTACCTGTTACGCGGCGAAGCCAAACAGACAAGACGCGAGACGCGGATGTTCCAATAGCGGCGCTGCTGATGATTGTGCCATTACCTAGCACGCTTGCGGTAATCCGTAGCGCAGTAGTGCCATTGTCTGGGCTAGTGTTGTTAGTGCTTGTTCGCGTGAGGTTCGTGTCAGCCCAGTTGTTGTTTGTGCCACCTGTTGTAGCAAATGTCTGGCTCCAATTAAGGAGATTTGTTGCAGGCGCTTCTAGCAGCAATCCCTTGGCCGCAAGCGTTGTCGGGTCATAGTCAAAGCGAGGGGCGTGATATGCGGCCGCTGTATCCGTATTTGGAACATATGTGGGAGCCGTGTAGGAAGCAGGTGAAGTTGCTGTTGTTGTTCCGGAAAAGAACACGGGCGTTGTGTGACTCTTCTCAAATTCACAAACAGCAGTTGCTACAGTTGACCCGGTGCATCCAATACCATGCCGAACATTGTGGGAACTCGTGCTGGTTGCAATCCACACAACCGTGATAAGCCCCGCCTGCGCCGTGTTATATTCGCCTGTACCGCTTGCGACTTCAACGCCATTCCTGTAATACTTTAGGATGGTTGGGCCTGCGGCAATTTCAAATGAGTCTCGGTAATGCTGACCGCTAACCTCGCGGAGGTTTACTGTTGATGCGTACACCGTTCCAACCGATGTCGAAAGCGCAGCGCTGTTAAAAAAGTTCAGCGCCGCTGTTGTTGTAACAAACCTGCGAATACCATCGGACGGAATGGTTGCTCCTGCGCCCCCAGCAACAAGAGTCCAGCCCGAAGGTGTCGCTGCTCCGCTCAAAACGCTGTTGTAAATCAGGTTCGCATCGGCGTATTGAACATATCCCAGCGAGTTAATAAAAGTCGCGGGGCTTGTGCGGCTAAACGTGATAAGTGAGTTAAGCGTTCCGCCCATCGCCGTAAAGTCAAGGGACAGCGTGGACGAAACGCCAGCGCGACCCATCAGCTTGCTCGCGTAGGAGGAGCCGTTGACCCTTGACATCCTTGGACGGTTCGCTCGATTCATTTACAGGTTAGCCCAGAAGGTTCCCATGTCTGGCGTGCCGCTCGACTTGAATTGTGCCGTGACGTAGGAAGCCCCGGCAACGTCAACCATCGCGTAGGCGGGTTCCACGTTTGCACCAGCCGCCGTAGCGGGCGAGTACAGGTTAGCCGCAGGGGTTCCGGCGACCTGCGTGATGCCCGAGAAGGTGCGCGTGTTCGCCACGTCAAGCGTGTAGTTCGGCACGGTTCCGCTTGTGAATGTCAGCGTGAAGTCCGCGAGGACGGTCGGCATATACCAGAAGCTCGTCCCGGCAGCGTCAAGGTACTTGCGCCAGCCAAGGAGCCGCATACCGATGCTGGTCTGCGCGGTGGTCGCCGATACAAGGAACGGCATGACGTAGAGCAAGGACGGGTTCGTCCCGCTCACCGATGCCGTGTTGATATCCCACAAGAGGGCGCTGCCCGTTGTGCTAGTTGGGGCAGCGTTGAGCAGGACGGCCTGCGCTGCGGTGTAGGTTGCAGGGACGGTAGCGACCGTGACCTTGCGGAAGTTCTCTTGGGCGGTGTTGATTACGGGCATTTACAGTTCTCCTCTGCGCTTCATGTCGAGCGCGATTGCGACCGCTTGGTCTTGTGGCTTGCCTTCTTTGATGAGCTTGGCGATCTTCGCGCCGACGGCTGGGTCAGCGGCGGACATGATCTTCAGCCCTGCCTTCTGCTCCTCGGTCTGCTCGCGGGTCATGCGGGTCTTTGTGCCGGGGCGGGCGTTGTAACGCCAACTGTCATTTTCATATCCGCCGAGCGATTTAATTAACTGCTCAACCTTTTTAGGAGCCATAAGATCAGGCGGTTCCATTGGCCCATATCGCCGGGTAACCGTGCCGCTGTACATTCCGTTTGGAGATACGCGACCCAAGGTAACTGTTGCCTTTAATGACTTCGCAAGCTGCTTCAGCTGTGCAATTCTTTCTTTCATGACATCAGTAAAGCCAACAGTCCAATCGCCTAAACCTTTCATGCCTCCAAACTCGTCCTTCGCGCCGGGGCGGGAGAAACCGCGAGATTTCATTGTTGATTCCAACATTCGCGCAATGCCAATGACTTCTTTCATTGCTTTCTTGTCACCTGAATCAGCGGTACGCATCAAACTGTTAGCGTTTCTAATCATTGCTTCGGTGTTTGCAAGTGCCTTGCGATAAGACGCAATGCGTTCTTCACTTAATGCAATTTGATATTCCGCTTGCTCATATGAAGAAATTTCAAATTTTGCCTTCGCGCCGGGGCGGGAGAACTTAGCGCCGGGATACTTGGATTTGAGTTTCGCCGCTAGGTTCTTATAAAGCGAGTATTGCTCGTCGTTAAGATCAGAAGGCAAATGACCCGCTGCCCGAACTTTTCGCAAGATGTCCTTTGCGTGAGCAATTTCGCTTGACGAGCCAACAAATTCGGCAAGCAAAACAACGTTTTCGCTATGGTAGTTGTTGTTCTCGTTTTCCTTGTACTTGACAAGGAAGTTAGCCAACTCGGGGTCGTTATTTGCAAACGCCGTCTTTGCGCCGGGGCGGGAGGATCGAGGCTTCAATGCAAACTTTGAAGCGTAACTGCTTGACAACACTTCTTGCTCAATCGCCTTGGCATCAAGGCTTTGGTTTGTCATCCGATGTGATTTTGGCAGGTTCCCGTTGGTTTGAATGCGAACGGTTTCGCCTGAGTATTTCTTGAACCGCGCAATCTTGTTGCCATTTGAGTCAACATCAAACCCGAGAAACTCTGCACGAATTTCTGGCATATCAACCTTCATTGCAAACTCAGCCTTTGCGCCGTTGCCAGCAGCAAATCCAAGACGGGCGGCGATTTCCTTGCGTGTGTTGCTCATGTCGTGCATCGTAGCGATCTCCATTGCGATTTATTTATGCGTTTACGAAACCGGGGTCAGGAACTTGGCGCGTGTCCACTAGGCGCTGACGCGCTCCGTTGTGCTTGGCAATAGCGGCTGGGTCTATCGTCCCGTTCGGGCGCGTCCAACGCTCGCGCAGAGCCTCGGCGGCCGGGACGGGAATGATGGCGCAGCGGCAGTTGAAGCCCAGCGGCGGGGCAATTCCAAGGCGGTCGAAGTCTGCCATCGTCCCGACGTAGCCGTCAAAGGCTCGATGCGTGTCCCGCGTGCGCGGGTCTTTGGTGGCGCTGAACTGCACCAGCGGGACGAATGCCTGCACCCGCTCGTCCCGTAGGACTTCGGCGCTGCCCTCGGTCATGGCGCGGTTTGTGTTCGTCCGCAGAACGGTTTCAAGGCGGGAGGACGTTAGCCCTGTCCCGGTCATGAGTTGGGCGGTGGTCACGAAGTCGCCGAGGTTCATGGTCTTGATGAGCTTGCCGACCACGCTCTTGGTGGGGCGCTCCTCGATGACCTGCGCGATCAGTTCCTGCACCATGCGCGTCTGGGCGGGGTTCATGGCGGTTACGAAGAAGGTGGTGTCGACGATCCGCTTCACCCGCGAGATAGCGCCCTGCGGCCCCCGTGTAACACCGCGTAACAACGAATCGAGGATCGGGGACTGCTTGCGGAGGTCAGGAAGGGCGTTTTCGCGCTCGTGATCGGTCACGTCTCCGGCGCTGGCGGCTGCTGCCTTGATGAGCAGCTCCCAGTCGGCGCGGGAGATCGGGACGCGCTTACGGAACCAACCCGTGATTGGAGCCATCCATTTCGTACCGAAGCCCTCAAGGGAGATCGGCACGTCCCGGTCGAACTTGACCGCGTCCCCATCGTCCAGCATTCCTTCGATAGCACCGTCAGGGATCTTGGCGGTGTCTACCGTGTCACGCGCCCCGAACAACCACGATGCCATCAGGAGTGCCGCAGTTGCCTCGTGGAACTCTGCCCACGCCGCGAGGGCATCTTCGCCCCTGACCTGAGCAGCAACCGCACGGCGATACGCCTGCTGCGACTGGCGCAGGACTTTGCGGAGGTGCTTGTCTAGTTCGGCTTTGGTCATCGCTTGCGCTTGCGGACGGCGGCTACCTTCGGCGCTTCAGGGGCTGGCTCGTCGCCCTCGCTCTCGTTTCCTTGCCCAAGCATGGCGGAGAGCGGGTTAGACGATGCGCCCGCGCTGCCTGCGGCTTGACCACCGAGGACGGATTCCCCGTCTTCCGGGTCGGACAGACCGAGGAGGTCGCGGACTTCGCGCTCGCTGACGCGGCCACCCATTTGGATGAACGTCTGAATTGCTTCGAGCCGCTCCTTCGGGTTCGGGCGCTCTGGCGCGAAGACGAACCGAATGCGGCGGGCATCCTCTTCGGAGGCTCCGAGCATCCCAGCAATGATGCGGACGAGGTCGGTGGTCAGGCTCTCCGCGAGGCAATCCGCGTGATAGCGGATTACGCGAGAAAGGGTATCGGCGTGGAGGTCGGCAACGCCTGACCCCATACCTGTCCCGCCAGCCTCGCTTGAGAGCGACTGACCGAGGATCGCTTCCTTGAGTTTGCCTGAGAGCCAGTTCACCAACTCCATGAAGATCTGGGCGCGGCCACCGTTCGCGTCCTTGATGTCGATGTCGTACATGGACTCGGTCGGCGAAATGCGGGGCAGAACGACCGAGTTGTCATTGACGAGATTCTGAAGAATCGTCATCATCTCGCTCTTAGCGGCATCGTTCCCGGCTGGGTAGTACCCAACGCGGATGCCGAGGGCGTACCGCTCCACATAGGCGGCGGCGTTCTGTAGGACTTCCTGCTTCAGAAGCCAGATGTACCAACAAACATCTCGCGCCCCTACGCCACGGTAAACCGTCTCGGCGCTGTTCGGGTCGATGAAGTTTGGCGCGGTGGTGAAGACGCGGTGCAAGACAATAGCGCGGCGTTCGTTGTCGTCGAACAGGTGGACGAGCGAGTCAAAGCCAAGGTCGGTGACGGATGCCTGATTGATGTAGGCGCTACCAACGCGCATCGCCACGTTCCCGGTCTGGTCAAAGGCGAGGGTATCGGAGGCGAGCGGGAGCCATTCGCGGATGCGTACCCCAAGGCGCGGGTCGCGGTCGTAGACCACGTTCACGGCGCTGCACCCGTACCAGACGGCTTCGTGCAAGGAGCGGAACATATCGCTACGGCGTGGGGCTGCGCCGATGATCTCGGCAATGCGCTCGGCGAGCTTGACGAGGCGGGGTTCGCTCTCGTCGTCGGAAAGGACGTTCCATTCCAGACCTGCAAGGGTCACGAGCAGGGAGCGCAGCACGCCCTCAATGTCCGCGTCCGCACGCATCATCGCCTGATAGTTCGGGTCAAGGCGGTAGGCAAGGCTGGAGTTCCGCAGCATCAGGCTGGCGGTGCGGAAGAACGTCCGCTGCACTTCCACGGGCATGGCGAGCGGCCCGGTCAGTCCACGATCAATCGGAGGCGGCAGCGGCTTGCGCGGTCGCTTGGTTGGTGGCAATCCTGCGCCGGGGATCGACTGACGTTGCGAGAGCGGGTTGTTGATCGGGTCGGGCATCAGGATTTCTCGTATGCAAGGGCTTTGATTTGGTCTACCGTCATGCGCTTAGAAACGCCGTTCGGCTGTTTCACTTCGTAGGACGTAGCAAAGGCTGGCGGGTTGGTCTGCCCGCTGCGGAAGTCAAGCGTATACCCAAGGCGCTTGAGCGCCGCTTCGGCTTGGTCGATGGTCAGCTTGCGCTTGCTTGTCGGCAGAGCAAAGATGCCCAGTCGGCGCATGATGGCCTTGCGTTGGCTCACGCCTTTGCCTTTGAGCCGGGGCGGGAGGACTCTTCTGGTAGCCCCGCTGCGCGGCGAATGACATCTCTTTCCATGAACGCGCCATGCTTAACCGTGATTCCGCCGCCCATATATTGTTCCTTGGTCACAAGTACCTTGGCATCCTTAAACGCCTTGAACGCCTTTTGCGCTTGTTCGCGTGTAATTCCACCAAATTTCATAAGAACAGCAATGAAGTTTTCGTAACCCTGTTCTGCGCGAGTGTGCATAGGAGTCAATGCAACACGCATAGGGGTTTCCATCTTCGCCTTCACGCCGGGGCGGGAAGCCTTGGCCTTCTTTAGCGGTGGCAACTTCTCGTTCATTGCGTTTGACGCGCTGACCGCCTCTTGTAACGAGCGATAGGTCTTTGCGCTGACGGGCTTTCCGGTTCGATTCGACTTTACCGTGTATGCACCCTTGCCATTGTCATCTGCAAAGGTGGCGCGGTCGTCATCTTCTGGGTAGTAGTAAATGTACTGGGCATCTTTCTTGACAATGATGTCAGAGGCCGCCATCTTCGCTTTCGCGCCGGGGCGGGCGAAGCCCTTGTATGGCTTTGACAAATCTAGGATTTGAACCCGGAACGAATGCCAGCCCGCTGCCGCTGCACGCTTCTTGACATCTTCCATCTGGGCAGGAGTCTTGGCTTGCGTTGAGAGAACCTGCTGGTGAATGGCATCAGTCTCGCCCTTTGGCAGTCCCCAAAGCACATATTCCTTTTCAAACTTCGCCTTCACGCCGGGGCGGGAGAAATTTTCGCTACTAGCGATACGCCATCCGGGTTGCGCCTTTGCAACAGAAACCTGACGCTCAAACGCTCGGAGTGCTTCGGGGCTTGCTGTGTTGCTTTGAAAAATTTGCTGTCCTAAATCAAAGGCTTTTTTTGCATACTTGGCAGCATCTGCAATGTTTTGCTTGAGTCGCGGCGCTTGCACTTCCACAAAGCGGCCAAGACTATTTATTGTTGGAACGATACGGCTATAAAGCTCCATCCCTGTTAGATCAAACTCCGCCTTCGCGCCGGGGCGTGCGGCGCTGGTAGATTCAGAATCTTTTGGAGCCTCCACAAACACATAGAATGAGCGTCCTCCGGAGGATGGGAACTTAACACCCCCAAGGTTGTGTTTGTCACTAAATGCTTGTGCTTGTGTCCTGTTGGCAAAGCCCTTGGCATATCCATCCTCACCAGCTGCGACTACTGCAAAATTTCCGTATCTATTTAACTTTGCAGTTTTGCCTGACCAACCGCTTGCCATCTCAGCCTTCACGCCTTGCGCCGCGAATCCCAAACGCTTCTCGATGTCTTGCTTGCTCATGTGGTTCCTTTGTTCTTGCCGTGATTCTCGCCTTTGCAACTACAGTCGCAAGCAGGCCCAGCCGCGTTCCTGCACTTAGCGCCGCAGGTTGTTGGCTTGTTGGTTGGTGTGTACATGACGAAACGCGTGATCTCTCGCGGTGTGCCGCTAACGAATCCAACCCAGTAGAGTCGGTCGTCTTTGATGGGTTGCAATTTATTGAAGTCGTAACTCCATCCGACTTGTGCGTCTGGGAAGAGCTTGCGAAACTCCACCCCGTTGACCGTTTCCCGATCTCTTGGGCCGAGTTTGCTTAGACCCGCGTAATACTGCGGCTCCGGTGCGCCGCGCCATGCGGCTGCAAATCCAAGACGGCGCTCAATGTCGTTTCGGCACATGGAACGCATCGTAGCGATTCAACCGAACATTCTGCGCTTGACTGCGCGAGAATCGAACATCCTGCTTGTGTCGGTTGCCACCGTGACCGCGCCGCCCGAGGTCACCACCGTGCCGCTCGACGCTGCGGTGCAGAGGTCAACGATGCAGTCCACCGTGTCGTCATGGCTACCAGCGGGGAACGCCAGCATTTCGTCAAGGGTGGAACGGAAGTCGGCGTGGACTTGCCCGTCATGGTTCTGAGGGAACAGGAGCTTCCCCTGCTCAACGAACGGCTGGGCGGCGGCGGCTCGTAAATGCTTGTCGGCGGTACGGGTGACAGCAATGACGGGCTGGTGGCAGTCTTGACGGAATTGGTCGAATACGCCCTTCTGCGGCCCGTTCGCTTCCGCCAGCACCATGCCTACGCCACGGCGCTCGACGAGGTCTTTCGCCATGCGGGCAAAGTCGGGGAACGACTCGCGGACGCGGAGGATGTCGGTCAGGTACAGGTTGCGGGCTTGGTCAACCTCCCCCACGATGCAGACCGAGTAGTCGGGGTCGTCGCGCTCTTGGCGTTTCTTGCCGTAGCCCCAGTCAATAGCGGCGACCGTGCGCGTACCAAGGGGAACCGTGCCGGAGCGGTAGTAACGCGTCCATTCGGGTCGGAAGATCAGGAGGTCGGAGGACAGCGGAACGAGTTCGTAGGCGCGGGCGTATGCCATCGGCCCCATCTCGCGGCGCTTCTGCTCGAGGATCTCAGGGGTAAAGACGCTTGCCCACGGGCTAATCAGTCCCCGGCAAGGCTCGCGTAGGAGCGTGCCAGCGCGTTCGCATTCCCTGCGCCAGTCGGCGGTGATGTCGTCCGTATGGAAGGGGGTCGCCGTGCGCCAGATGCGGGCGGGGTGCTTGGCGGATGGGTCAAGCATAGGGAGCCAGATGTTGTTCATCGCCTCCTTGACCTGTGCGCGGAGGGTCGGCTGGAGGACGGCGTTGCGTAGGTCGCAAATGTCATCCGGCCAAAGAACGTCGGCGCGTCCGCCCGTGCGCCCAAAGATGCCGGAGGCTTGGACGGACGGGTCACGCCTTGCCCCTACCCCGGGTGCGGTGATTGACCACGCCATGACCGTATCTTCCCCGGGCTTGAGTTCAACGTGCGGGAAGGTGGCGCGGTATATGGGGCTGCGGATGATGTCGCGCAGGAAGCGGGATGTGGCGCTTGCAGCTTCGTCGTTCTGCCCGATCAGCTTAAACCGTGTTGCTGGGCGGCGACCGAGCCACCATGCGGCAAGGTAGGTGAGGGTCGAGGTCTTGGCGTGTCCTCGGGGTAGTTCGGCGTACCAACTATGGTGCTTCAGCCCGTGCGCGATCAGGGTGCGCTGAAGGTCGGAGACGGGCTTGCCGAGGCACAAGGCCAAGAAGGCAACCGGGTTCTCCCGCGCTGCGGCGACCGCTTGCTCCGGGGTCAGGCTTTGCGCTTTGGTTTTCGCTTTGGCTTTGGAAGGCACTTGGGAGGCTGGATCTGGTTGAGGCTTTGAGCAACGGCATCAAGGGCTTGATCTCCAAGGTCGTGGATCACTTCGACGCGGTCGGTTGCCGTACCAGCGTCAAGGCGCAGGATGCGGTCGAGCTGCACGGTCGCGTCTACGCGGTCACGGGACAGGGATGCAAGGACTTCTACGGCTCGCACGCGAGTGCGGGTATCCATGTTCGGGTCGTTCATCACGTCCTGTAGGAAGGCGGGCGCAGACTTGGCGGCCTCGGCTGGAATGTCCCAACCGCCGTAGACGGCTCGCTCAAGGCAAGAAAGGTGCAGGGTCTTGTCGCGGCGCGTGACAAGGTCGCGGACATCCCCCTTCCCCCTATCAAGGGGTGCGTCTTCTGTCATGATCGTACCTTCCGCTTCCTCAGAATCAACTCAAATCCGGCAGCGTGCGCGATTGCGAGCGCGGAGTCGAATGCAGGCTTGCGCCTCCCGTTGCGTGTCCCCGGTGTCCCGAGGAGGCAGCGGACGGTATGGGCGCGGAGGATGCCTTCTGCATCCATGCGGTTTGCAAGCTCGCCTCTGGTCATGCCTTGCCCCTCAACGGCGGTGCGGATGTGTTCTTTGAAATCGTCGTAAGTGTTGATGGCGGTGGCGGACATATGCTTGCGAGTATAGCGCCAGATGGAGACGGTCGGCGCGAAACGCTGACGGAGCGGTTCATTTCCTTGCTGTGGGGGTCTTGTGCCCATCGCATGAGGACGGGGATGCGGACGGTGAACCAGTCGGTGGTGGGTAGTTTCTTGACGTACTCCTCGCGGAATCGGCCATGGATGCGGTGTCGGACTTGCACGCTGGTGCGGAAGGGGCTGACCTGAATGACGATGCCGTCTTGATCGACGGCAACAATCCCGGTTGCTGTTCGCCCGACCGTGAAACCTTCGTGCGCGAAGTAGGTGGCGAGTTGATTGAGCTGCTGCGCTATCGGCTTACTGGTGTATCTCATGAGTCTCCTAGATTCCCCTGTGCGGCGTTCCTTGTGGCGGGATGGGGTGGAAGGCGTGTTTGTGGTTCAAGCGCGTCTCGGGGCAACCCTGCCCCGCTGCGAGCGAACGTAGTCAACGGCAACGGCGAGGACGCGGGCGGTGGTGGGGACGTAGGTCATCATTTCGCGCACGGCTTCGATCTCGGCATCGGTCACGGTGGCGAGCGTCTTTGTTGCCCATGCCTCCCATTCTGCAAGCTCGCTCGCGCTCGGCGGAATGCAGGTCTGTGCGCGGGTGTCCTCGATCTCGGTACTCGCCACCCCGGCGGTGTGGGCGGTAGCGGTGATCTTGCAGTACGCCTTGTGAATGGCGGACAAGTCGGGGCGGCTGTCGCGTTCGAGGCGGTGCTGCTTGATGCATTCGCGCAGGATGTCCTGCTTGAGTTGTCCCCAGCGTTCGTTGAGGAGGTCACCCTCCTCCGGGGTGGGCTTGTACTTCGGCCACAGTTTGCACAGATAAATCTTGTTGTCGATCCACGTTGTTGATGTTGTCGTTTGCATATTGAAATCCCGCTCGCTCAAAAGGGTACTAGTCGAGGTTTTTCCGCCGCCGTTTTCCGAGTTCGTTTTGTTAGTTGAATGGACGAGTTAGGATCCCTGTCCGGATTCCGGACATCTCCTGTCCGGATTTCAGACATCTGATGTCCGGATTTCGGACAGGTTGGTGTCCGGATTTCGGACAGGTGGATGGTGTAGGTAAGAGACTTCCCTGTACCTTTGGTGGTCAAGATTCCGCGATTGCGGAGGTTGCTGATTATGGTGTTTACGGTCGTCCGCGCCATGCGACATTTCGCCGCCAGTTTCTTCTGACTAGGGTACGCCACTTCGCCGTAGTCGGCGAGGGCGAGGATGACCAGCAGCTCCCCCGCGCTCAAGTCTTGGACGGTTGCCCAGATGTCGGATGGTCGTAGTCGTGCCATGTCTTTACCAAGGCCGCAGGTAGGGCGGGGAGCGGCTGCGGGCTGACCCGCCCCACCTACAGTTGTCGAGAATTTGAGCAGTTGCAGCCGCTCGGCTATTCCCACGTTGGGAATCGCTGGAAATATGATACCATAAACCTGCCACCATGTGGCGGGGCGGCCTTGGTCGCTCCTTACCTCACCCCCGGAAGCGCGGCGTGTTGATCGAAAGATCCGCGCCGCGTTTGTTTTTAGGCGTACCAACCGCGCCAGCCGACCACCAGCGCGGCTGGCACACCGTCAGGAATAATATCAATGGGCTTGTGTTGACAAATTCAAGTCGCAAGTGTTGACAGCCGATATACAGGGGAGTACCATCCCCCAAGTCAGAGGCGCGTGCCGCTGACACCACACCCAGTTTGAGAGGACTGAACCGTGAGTACCAAGATCAAAGTCACCGTCACCAACGCATTTATTAACCCGCACCTTGCCCGCGTCTACTGCGACGTTCTTGTCGCAGCCGCTCGTGAGATTGACGATGCCGTAAGCCAGCGCGTGATCCGCGCCCACAACGAACGCGCTTGCGTTGACGTAGACAACGAGGCGGCATTTGACGCTTGCATTGACGAGATCTACGCCGCTGAAGCTGCCTTCCTTGCTTGCCACAAGAACACCGAGGTGACACTTTGACCGCCCGCCGTACCGACCCCACGACCAGCCATATGGCCGCCGAGGACATGGTCAGCAAACTTGCAGGGCTGCAAGCCGCGCTCCTAGCCGCCTTCAAGGCGGCGGGGGCGTACGGGTTGACCTCGGACGAAGCCGAAGCCGCAGCACACCTCCACGCCGGGGCGCGTCGCCGTGTCAGCGAGCTGCACGCGGCAGGGCTGATTGCCCCGACTGGCGCTACCCGACTCGGTCGCGCTGGTAAGGCGCAACGCGTGTTCGCGGCTGTTGTCTCATCTATCCCCGATAGCCTCTTTGCCACCACCCCTACCGAAAGGAAGTACCGATCATGAGAGACTTAAAGAAGATCAAGTTCAAGGAGATTTCCTACGACTTGAATGTTGACCAACTGCAAGGCATCCCCGAAGTCGTTGCGGAGTACCTGATGTCTCACGTTGTGACCATCCACCTAGAAGGCCGCTACCAAGTCGATGGCGGCAACCCGGATGCGGGCGATCAGCCAGCATGGCGCTTGCTCGATTGGAAGATCCTTGCCTTGAGCCTTGACGGGCAAATCCTTGACCATGACGAGCGCGTCCCGTCAGACTTCCCGATGGCGCTTGTGATTAACTCCACCTACTCGCGCCATACGCGGGAGTACCTTGAGGCGCGACCGCCGGAGATGTACGAATGAGATACCTATCTGTCTGTTCAGGCATTGAAGCCGCGACCGTTGCTTGGCATCGGCTTGGCTGGGAGCCTGTTGGATTCTCAGAGATTGAACCCTTCCCAAGCGCGGTTCTCGCGCATCATTACCCTCACGTTCCCAACTTCGGGGACATGACCAAATTTCAGGAGTGGCCGCTAGATGCAGGAGCAATTGACCTTTTGGTGGGAGGAACCCCATGCCAGTCCTTCAGCGTTGCCGGACTCCGGCAAGGACTCCGCGACCCACGCGGAAACCTCATGCTTACCTACCTTGCAATCGCTGCGCGTCTACGGCCTCGATGGGTTGTATGGGAAAACGTCCCCGGTGTCTTGTCATCAAACGGAGGACGGGATTTTGGTTCCTTCCTTGGGGGGTTGGCAGAATTGGGGTATGGGATCTCGTACCGGGTTCTCGACGCTCAATGGGTGCGAACACACGGGCATCCCCATGCCGTCCCGCAGCGCCGGAGACGTGTCTTCGTTGTCGGATGTCTTGGAGACGAAACCGCTGCCGCAAAGGTATTGTTTGAGCGCGAAAGCGTGCAGCGGCATCCTAAAAAGAGCGGAGCGGCGGGGCAAGAAGCTGCCGGAGATGTTGAGGCGAGCGTTGGAGCAGGGTGCTGCTGGGACGGCCCCGTGATGTCAATGGACGAGGAATGCAATCCCGGCATTGAAATGATCGGCCCAATCATTCGCGGCGGCGGTGGTGGTCGGCATGATTGCGTAGCCGTCCCTTACACCAAGTCCAAACGCGCCCAGTCTGACACCGATGACGAGACATGGGTCGAGGGGCAAGTCAACCCCACGCTCTCGCTGTTCGACTGCGGGGACGTGCGGGCGACAACTGTTGCCATTCAAGCTTATTCAGTCCGCGAGGATGCCAAGGCAAACAACTTCAGCGCCACGCCGACCGATGTCGGGCTGACGGTGTCCGCGCTTGTTCCCGGCGTTCAGTCACACCATGCTCAATTATTTATGGCGACCACTTATCCGCTTGACCTACGCAATGCAAAGCGCGATCCCAACAAACTCGACTTACAAAATCGGCAAGGTCTTGGCGTTGGCCAGCCCGGTGACCCATCGCCGACCGTGGATAGATCTGTAGTTCATGGAGTGGCGCAAGCCATGACTGTGCGCCGCCTACTTCCCATTGAATGCGAGCGTTTACAGGGATTTCCCGACGATTACACGCTCATTCCTTGGCGCAAGAAGGCAGCAGAGGATTGCCCGGATGGGCCGAGGTACAAGGCGCTGGGGAACAGCATGGCCGTGAATTGCATGGAATGGATCGGAGAGCGCATTGCCGCCTTTGAGGCGGAGAGAGAAACCACATGAGCGGGCTGCACCAATTCACCACCCCCATCCCGGTAGTCACTTGCGACAACCAAGATGGGTACGCCATCTACGTCCGCGACGGTGGGACGTTTGAAAATGATGTCTGGTGCATCGCTCTCTGTATCGGAGGACACCTACGCCACTACACCACTTCACAACTACGTATTCACCAGAACATGACCTTTAACATTAGGAAAACCAAATATGCACAACCAATACATTGATCCTAAATTTCACGAACTGCTAGACAATGCAGTTACCGAATCGTTTGCCAACATCAAAATTCCTGAGAAACCCAGCCGACTGGGCGCATCAGAAATCAAGCAAGGCCGACTAGAACTCAGACGAGAAGTCATAAGCACACGCGACGCTATTGCAAAGCATCCTGCATTCAAGCAAATGGTTGCTATTGCCCACGAGTGGCTCGCTGCACAGGTTGAACCCGAGCGAGAGCGGCTACGGATTGCACAGGAAGAACACCGAGAACACGTAGCCAAAGCCTTTGAGAAGCTTGACAATTCAGAAGCCAAGTACCAAAAACTGATGGCTGAGTTTGCTGACGCTGACCCAGTAACAAAGAGAATGCAAGCTTGGGCGGACACTATTGACGAGGTGCTTCCGTTAATAGAAGGACAGCAGCACAAGAACGGCTACACCTTTGACCAAGCAATTCGATCTCGCGGGCTGGTGATGGCCGCTCTGGCGGGCATGACAAGTGTTGGAGCGCCATCTACCAAGGAGGAAAAGTAATGGAAGAAGAAGACAACCGATGGGCCCGGCCTGTGCTGCACGATGTGGAATGGAATCGCAAGGACGGCTACCCCGCATGGTTGAGCGAGGATCGCGTCCAGCGCGGGCTGGCTGGCAAGTTCGACCGCCCGGTCTTGGTCATTGTTGGCGGCGACCCCATGCTGCACCAAGTTGACGAGTCCGACGGCAACCCGGTACTCGCCTACTGGCGGGCTTCGGTCTACCTCTTGCAGACCAACCCCGAGGGCATTGAGGGGACGCGGTTCTCTAGCCTGTGCCTCTTTGAAGAGGGAGACACGCAGGACGGGGTACGCGAGGATCTCATGAACCGCGTTGTGAACTTCATCACGAAATGCTCGCCAAACACAAAGGTCGCCCATGTCAACTAACACCATTGCAGGTGGGTTCCTCACCATCACCATCCGTAAGCGTGACGAGTCGATCATCCTGCTTGACGAGGCAGGGGAGCAGGTCGCGCAGATCTTTGCCAACCTGCAAGGATCAAGCAATCACGACCGCATCCGCGTCTCGATCCGAGCTGACCAGCGGTACAAGATCACGCGGTCAAAGGGGGAATCCCGTGTTCAGGATTGACACCTTGACGGTGGAGGGCATCCGCAAGGACAAGAGCAAGGGGATGAAGCAGTCGGACATCGCCCGGAAGTACCGGGTCAGCCGTTCGGCCGTGTGCCGTATCGTCTTGGGGAGTCGCCGCGTTGCGCGGTAGTCAAGGTTTTTGCGGCGATCCCGCCGGGGGGCGTTCCCTCGGCGGGGTCGTTTTATTGTGGGCGCGGCAAATCTTCAAGCGCCCTGCGCCAAAAAAACAGAAGCAAGATACGCTCACCACGGTGAAGCAAGAACTACACCGCATCACATTACAGAACGACCTCTACCGGGGCGAGGGTTAATCATGCGCGGGGACTGGGAAGAGGACATCATTGACCGCATCACGGCAAGCGAGTCCACCGACCCCCTGCTCAAAGAAGCCGCTAGCGAGATCACCTATATGCGCGAGCAGCTCATGGCACAAATCAAAGAAGTCAACCGCGCTCGGCAAGCGCTTCTCGTATGCCAGCGAGCGCAACGTGCTTGAATTCGTAGTTGTTGGAATCGCCGCGCCCCAAGGTTCTAAAACGGCATTCGTGCGCGGCGGCCGCGTTTCGCTCGTGGAGTCATGCGCAAGGGTCAAGCCTTACCGCGCCCTTATTTCCCTCGCCGCAAGCCAAGCGCGTAAAGAACCACCAACGCGGCTACCTGTAGGGATAGGGATTACCTTCGTCTTCGTTCGCCCCAAGAGCCACTACACCAGCAAAGGCGAACTCCGCGCTGGCGTTCCGACCCACCCCGGGAAGCCTGACGTGGACAAACTATGCCGCGCCGTCCTTGATGCCCTTACGGGAATCCTGTACCACGATGACGCGCAGGTCGTTTCCCTGAACGCCACCAAGCAGTACGGGGTTGCGTCGATGACGGCTATTTCGCTCGTCACTTGTTGACACGGATTATATCTTCGTGTATTCTCCCGATGCCCTAGCATTTCGCCGGGGTCGAGTGCGGCGAGCCGCGCAGTCTTGAGAGGACATTATGCAACGAAGTGACACTATTGGGGAGCTAGCGAAGGCGCTGGCGGCCGCAAACTTGGAAATCGTGAACCCCAGCCTTGACGCGGTCAACCCGCATTTCAAGAGCCGCTACGCGAGCCTCGGCGCAATCATCAACGCCGTCCGCCTGCCGCTTGCTCGTCACGGGATCAGCGCCGTGCAGACGGTCAGCACCGATGGCGGGGCGGTTGGGGTAACGACCACCTTGCTCCACGCGAGCGGGGAATGGATGGCAGAGACGGCTATGTCTGCCCTGCCTGACCGCGCTACGGTTCAGCAGCTTGGCTCGATAATTACTTACCTTCGCAGGTACTGCCTAGCCTCTGTGACCAACATCGTAGGGGAAGAGGATCAGGACGGGAACGAGGCAAGCCTGCCAAGCGCACCGCGTAGCGAGCCGCGTAAGCCCTTCAAGCCGCAAGACCCACGGACAGCCGTTCCGCCGCCTCCGACCGCTCCTAAGGCAACCAAGCCCGCTCCTGAGCCTGTGGCGGAAGTCAAGGCGGCAACCAAGGCGCTCGACGCGTACCCGGACGTATACGAGGGGACATTCGACATCCTGCGCGTAGTCGTTCGTGACGGCAAGGCTCACGCCATTCAGGTGGACGGCAAGCACGGCAAGGCGTGGATTGCGACCACCGTGCAGGAGTACGCCGACATGGCGAAAGAACACGTCAACGACTGTATGCAGTTGCAGGTTGAGCGCGTTGGCGACTCGCTCCAGATCATGCAGGTGATCGCATCCAAAAAGGAGATTCCGTTTTGAGCCTCTACCAAATTACGTCGGAAATGCAGTCCATTCTCGATGCCGTCTTGGACGGTGGCATCGACTCGCCCGAGGCGCAGGCCGCGCTCGACGAGCATCTCACGGGTCTAGATGTCGCCCTCGACACCAAGGCCGAGTCCTACGCGGGATTCATTCGTGAGCTAGAGATGCGAGCGGAGTCGAGGGGCAAGGAGGCCTCTCGAATCCGTGCGCTCGCAGCGGCTGACGATGCCCTTGCCACACGCCTCAAGGAAGGGCTAAAGGCGGCAATGGAAACGACTGGGCGGCTCAAGATCGAAACGCCCCGGTTCAAGTTGTCGGTCGCTGGCAATGGCGGGAAGCAGTCGCTACAGATCGACGACGATGCCGTCAAGGGTCTAGAAGTCCCGCTCGTCAAAATCGTCACCGAGCCAAACAAGGAAGCGATCCGGATCGTCCTTGAGGCTGGCGGCGAGATCCCCGGATGCCGCTTGCTCCCTCGCGGGACAAGCCTCCGCATTCGCTAATTACTTTGCCTCTCCCTCGCCGTTGCCTTCGGGTGGCGGCGAGGTTTCTTTTTGCCCAAAGGGAACTAGGCGGTTCAACGCCTCGCGCCGCTTCGCGCACGGGCCGCAGGAGTTCGCCTTGATGCCGACCGCGCTCGTCATCGCCGCGACCACGTCACCAAGTCCGCGCATCCGAGGCGGCGCAACCGTCCCCGGTGCGGGTGGCTGCATTTCCTTTGTCAGCTTGGCGCGGGCAGGGGCAGGCCTAGCGCCAAGGAAGAGCGGCGGGTCAATGATGTTGCCTTCCCGCGTTTCGCGCTGCTCGCAGGTATCGCACTTGGTCGCGTCAAGGTTGCGGGTGCAGAATGGGGACGTTCCAGCCACGCGCCAAGACTTGCAATCAATGATCGGGAGCGAGATGCCGGATACGTTGAGCGTGCCGATGGTCATGATGTGAGGGCGACGATTGAGCCGTCAGACTTGCAATAGATTTTTGGATCTTGGAACGAACGTAAGCAAGGTATCGGGAGCGGGTATTCGATAGCCCACTCGTTGCAGTCCACGGGCTGACCCGGGCAGCACGGCGCTGGCGTGTAGGTAAACGGGTAGGCGTAGCAACCCGTGCGCGGGTCAGGCATTCCCGGGCAGAGCGAAGACCAGCCGTAGACGAGGACAATGTCGTTTCCACCAATATTCACGGTGATGTCATCGAGCGGCCAACCATCGCGGGCTTCGCAGTTGGTCGCGTTTTGATAGAAGCCGATGTCCACACATATCGGGATAGTGCCGTTCCCGTACTCCTGCACGCGCTTCATGGTGTACCGCTCCCCGAACGAATACTCGGGGAAGGACAGGCATTGGATAACGAAGTTGTTCGGGGTCGCGGTAATTGCCGAGATGGACGCGTTGCAAGTGTTCTCGCTTGTCTTACGCCAAGGGTAATCAACGAGCAGGGTCTGCGAGGCGCACGCGTAGTAACGAGGGGACGAGCCAACGAGCGTGACGGTGATGTCTTGGTTCCCGTTCGTGAACTCCACGCGGTCAACCGTGAGGGTGTCGCCCTCAGAGAACCCGGGACGGTCGTTTGCCGTCTGCCAGTCGCAGGTCACGCAGGACTGGCGATTGCCGAACCAGAACCATGCCGACCACGGCGGGATACCGGAAGCCGTCACCAGCGCCCCGATACGCGTGTTGATGCGCTCGGCAATGTGCGCGGCGTTGCCTGAGAAGATCACGATGTCAAGACCGCAGACACTCAGTTTGGGCGCTCCAAGCGTTCCCCAGCCCGTTGCGACCGTGTTCTGTTGGTCGATGTGGACAATACCGGACGAGCCAAGGAACAGGGCATTGAGCGCCGCCTGAGCGCCCGGGCTTTCGGGGTCGATCCCCGGCGCAAAGCAGGCCGGGAACACGATGGTCATGATGTCCTCTTCGTGGACGGGGCATCCGAAACTGCCGAGCGAGTAGCACGTCCGCACGTCGTAAGTCTCAAAGCGATCCTCGAAACTGTCGCAGTAGTCCGGCAGGTCGTCACAGATCGGGGTATTGCCGCAGCAATCACCCTCCGGCTCGCAGTCTGGGCAAGTCATGTATTGGACGTAGGACTGGGTAACTTGGTTCGGGCAGTTGGCTGGGCTGACCGGGTCGCGGACGGTGCAGAAGCCCATCTCCTGCGACATACCTACGTCGAGGCTGACGATCTCTACTGGCGGGCCGTGGTCGCAACGAACGTCCGCAGGAACGCCAATCGTCTCAATGCAGGTGCGGGCGGAGCTTGCAATGGTGACGCTTTTTCCCTTGACCGTGCCAGCCTGATCCTTGAAGTCGTAGCACTCGGCTACCAATTCCTCGCAGGGTAGTTGCGGGTTGTTGGCAATCGCGGGGCCGTACTCGGGGATTTGGATGTTCGCAATGCCGCCCGGGTTCCCTTGCTGCTGGGGATCTGCATAGCAACACGGGTTCTCCCCTACAACACGGTTCTTGATCTCGACTAGATAGCCCACGTTGACCGGGTAAATTGAGAGCGGGTTCGGGCAGGGCAGCGCCTCGAAATTGGTCAGGATGTAAATACAGCAGTCGTAGGAGATGTAGTAGCACTTGGTCGCAATGTCTGGCGGGTCGGGAATGCCTATCGAAATGAGATAGCCGACGCAGAACTCAATGCGGTCAGGAGCCTGCTCACAATCAGGGGCGCAGCAATAATCGGCGAAATAGTCGGTGCATTTGAGGGCGTACCAAAGCACGCCGGGGTTGCAGCAACACGAAACCGCCGGGAGTGCGCTCACGCGACGATGACAATGCAGAGGGCGAGGATGAACAAGCGCATCACTTGCCAGCCTTCTTGGTGGCAAGATACCAGCCTGCGCCGAAAGCGATGGCAGCTGCGGCGAGGGCGAACCAAAGACTACCGAGGAAACTTGAGAGGTCGGCGAGGATCATGTTTATGCCTTTCGTCGTGTCTGGGCTTTTCTGAATGCGGCATCAAACATCGGGTCTTGTGCTCGCATTGCTGCAATGTACTCCCGATCCCCTTCGGGTCGATTGGGGTCTAGCATATCGACCGCCAACTCCGCCGCAACTACTTTTCGGCGAGGAAGCCAACCAATAGCAACTCGTATCGCCGTCCCTAGCCCAGTCTGCCACAGGACGATGACGAGCGCAACGGCCACCACGGCAATAGCCCCGTAGGTCAGCATGGTCATCCATGCAGGGGTTTTGTCCTCCACCCCGGACAGGCTGACGTGAATCCCGGACGCGAGCGCGTCAATACGGGTAGCCCGGGCAACAACCTCCGGATCTCCGGTTTCCGTCCCGCGCTGGATCAGACCCTGCGCCTCGGCGCGGATGTCGTTGGACGACTGTGCGATCCTCTGCACGGGGCTACAGCCCGCGAGGAGGACAAGCATGGCGACCATGAGCCACCAACGGCTCAACGCTTCTCGATACGCGTGACGCGATCTTCTAGCCCGCGCACGCGCTCCCCAATAACTTGAATCTGTGCGCTGCCAGCGGTCGCTAGTTCTTGGATCTTGCCTAGCTCGCCCGCCATCCTTTCGAGGCTCTTGGTCTGCTGCTCGTCGCGTTCCGAACGGCTCCCAGCGTAGACAAGCGCGGCCACTAAAGCCGTGACCGCCACGAAGAACTGGGCAAAGCGAAGCCATCGGTCAATAGATGAGGCTGTTTCGAGTGTCATGGATTACAGATTCCCCTCGGATACCCATGTACCGGGATTCCCGGCTACGGTGCAAATCCAACCCTTTGGTTGTCCAACCGCAGCGGCTGAATTTGTAAACCGATCACCAACCGCCCAGTTGCCCGTTTTGGATTGTGGAGTGACCGAATCGCAGCATATAACTTTAAAGCCACCGCCAGCACCCTGAACCGACGCAGCCTTAACGGTAACGCCTTGGAAGACATTGGTATGAAGGTCAGTAATGCAATTAGAAATGGTGTTGTCGCTCACAATCCAAGTACCCGTTCCGCTACAGCGAATGCCAACGCTGCAATCGTTTATCGCATTGCTTGAGCATTTAGTAGAAATGTCTCTTCCAGTTATGGTTTCATTCCGAAGAATTCCATCAAAGAATGTGTCGATGACGTTGCCAACACAATGGACAACGCCAGTCATAGTAATTCCGGCGTTCAGTCCGCTGTTGGTGGTTTTGTCTGTATTAACCATTCGGTTATTGTGAACCGAACAAGCAATGGCTCCCTGTTGTCCAATATTTATTCCACCCTTAGTTGAAGAAATCAAAATCGAATTGTCGGCAATGTGTAGGTTTGATCCAAAGGCTCTGATTGCAGTATTGCTAGTGCGTTCAATTCGATTGCTTGTAATAAGAACGCAATTCGGAGTGGAACCAACTACGTTCATTCCCCAGCCGCTACTGGCTGCATCGTTTGGATCTCCGGAAATACGAGAGATGACATTTCCAGTTATAACTGGGCGCGGGTGTTGAATGGCCGGATCAATGGGATTGTTTACGTTTAATTGAATTCCTACGCGGAAACAATCTAGGATTAGATTTCCATTGATTGTGTCCGCGCCACCAACAACCCAGATCCCGCCTTTCAAACCAGCGTCGCCGGGAGTAAGAATAGAAAATCCGCAATTAGTTATGACGTTTCCGGAAATAACCATATCACCGCCCGGTCTTGTGGCTGCTTCTGAACTGATGCCAGTATGACCGTAATCGGTAATGATGTTGTTACTGATAGTGGAATTGATTCCTGTTGGATTACCCCCAGCATACGAAGCAATGATTCCATACCTTGATTTATTTGTTGAGCCGCTTCCAATCGGCGTAACGCCATCGGCAGCCATAGGCTGAATAATGTTTTCGGTGCAAATTATGAATCTGTCATAAACACTTGCAAAAGAAATACCCGTGTCTTGATTTCCGTAGCATAAATTATTTGAAATAATTCCGCGAGATGTTAGGTTTGGACTTGCGCTTCCAAAGATATTTATGTCAGTAGTTGTTGCGTCGGCTGCATTAGAACCTTGCTGCGCTCCACCAATAAAACGATTCCCGGAAATAACAAAATTGCTTGCTCTCCTAAGTTCAATACCAACGCCCCATTGGAACAAGATGCAATTTGTAATCGTTGGCGACAAATACACCGATCCACTTATTGCGGCATCTGCATAAATTCCTTTGGCTACTGCTGTAATAATGCCAGCAGTAGTAGTTCCTTCGTTTGTTCCATTTATGCGAATACCATCAATGACAACATTATTGCCATAAATAACAATTCCGTGATTCATTGTCACGGCACTAGCTGTTGGCAATACGTTGATAATTCCAGACCCTTGATCTGAGTACAAAGTGGTATTGGCGAAGATGTTGAGAGCGGCGGATGTGTTGTATGTCCCCGCTGGCACATACACGCTCTTGCCAGTTCCAGCCGTGAGCGCGGCCTGAAGTGCTACCGTGTCATCGGTTGAGCCGTCGCCAGTCGCCCCGAAGTCCTTAACGCTGATTACGTCGCGGAGCTTGTTCTGCAAGGTGCGAGATGTTGCACCCGCGCCCGCAGCAAGGAACGACAGACGCGAATCGTTGCCTACGGTAGCCGTAGTGCTTGTCGCGCCAAAGTCAACGGCAAAGGATCGGTTTGCCGTCAGGTCGCCGCCTCCGGTCAATCCTGTGCCTGCGGTCATGGTTGTCGCGCCGAGCGCCTTTGCGGCAAGGGCTGCAACTAGCCCGGTGATCTGCGCCTGCCCAAGTGTCAGGACATCCGTACCACCAGTCGCGTGCGTGCTGGCGTGCGTTGTGCTTGCCTTAGCGGCAAGGTCAGACACCAAGCTAGTGATTTGAGACTGCCCAAGAGTTAAGACATCAGATCCACCAGTTGCGTGCGAACTAGCGTGCGTAGATGGGGTGCGGGCGTTGCTCAGTCGCGCATCGTTACCCACGCAAGCGGTAGTTCCTGACGTGCCGTAGGAGACGTTAAGCGTGACATCAGCCGACAGCGCCCCGCCGCCGCCTAAGCCTGTACCAGCCAATACCTGCCGCGTAGTAGCCACCTTGGCCGCAAGGTCTGTACCAAGGTTGGTGACCTGCGCCTGCGACAACGTGAGGGGGTCAGATCCGGCCGCCGTGTGGGTGCTTGCGTGAGCGAGTGGAGCAACTGGGGTTGAAAGCCGTGCATCGTTGCCTTGGCAGATTGTGCCAGCGGTCGTACCGAAGCTCGCGGCAATGGTTCCCGTCCCGGTAATCGTTCCTCCAGTCAAACCCGTGCCAGCGGTGATGGCGGAAACCGCCCCTACATTGATGACTACGTCGGCCATTAGACTGCTCCTGCTTTGGTGTTTACTTGGGCAGCGCCGAGCGAGATAAGCCGCTTGGTGACGCTGGAAGGAAAGAAGATATCGAGGTCGTACCGGGCGCTGCCAAGGGGCATCGTGGCGGTCGTAGCGGCTGGGACGATGATCGTCCCGGTCGTCTTGGCTACGTTGAGGGTAATCATGGGCGGCGACCCTGTAAGGCTTGAGGCGACAAGAAAGCCAGCCACGTCAGGCTGCGAGACGGTCAAGCGCCACTCTGTAGCCGTGTTGAGGGCGGGGTAGGTGTTCGGCCACGTCCCTACGCTGACCGTCTCTTGGTATTCGCCGCCCCTTGAGAAGATGATGTTCCATCGCTGATTCATTTCCGCTCCTTGCTTGGTTCAACCTACGGCTGCTGTTCGGTGCAAGTTACCTTAACCGCGTTCGGCATTGAGAACCAATACTGCGGTTCGTAAGGAGGAGTTGGCATTCCTTGGTCGGTATGCGTTGGGAACTGCTCAACCATGTGAACGATGGTGTCGTTGCAGATCGGGAGCGCCTCAACGGTCGCGTTGTTGTAGTGCGACTGAAGCACCCCGGGAGCAATACGGGTCGGGCTAGTGTTCCCGTTCTCGGCCATGTTGCGAGCAACGATTGCGCCCGCTGCCGTGCGGGCATATGCCCCGATGGAGACGCTTGGGGTAGCACCAACGGTCGGGTTTGGCTCGACCTCCACAAACGAATACGCCCAGCGCCAGTTGCCGTAGGACTCGTTTCCTGTGATCTTTGCCGGGAACGAGCGGCACATGGGAGGCGGTACGTCAATGATGGTCGCCCCAACGCAGTTACGGTACGCCTGCGCGTTGCCCTTGGCGGTGACGATGTCCCTCGGATCGTTCCAACTTGTCCCCTGCAACCCAAAGCGCCAGTTGGTTTCGTCCGCCGAGGAGATGGTGTAGGGCGAGAATTCCCCGTCAATGACCGCAAGGCGGTAGGAGACGTTCCCGAGCTGCCCGATGGTCACCGTTGTTGACGTGTACCACGGAATCCATCCAGCCCAGACGGTGCGCCCAAAGGGGATGTTTGAGTTCCGAGAGGCGTAGTCGTCCCGGATCTTGGTAGAGAGGGTGGTCGGATTCCAGCCCGGGGTAGTTGTCAAGACCGCCCCGGTACTGTCCTGCACCACAATGGACGCGTCCGTGATGTAGGCCGCTCCGATGTCGTTCGGGGCGCGGGTAAAAGTCGCCGCCGACCCTGCCGCAAAGACTTGGCTCGTTGTGAAACTCTGCCCGGTAGCCGGGACGTTGGCAATCGTGCAGTTGTCGTAGTAGGTCAAACCTTCAACCATGCGCTGGGGGAACACGGTGCTACAGGTCAACGGGGCGCGAGCCTGATACCCGGTTTGGTTGTACAGGGAAACCAGTACGTTTGTGCTAGTTGATGCACCATTGACGGGCTGCATACCCCCGCGCATGGCGGTCTGGTAGAGCTGCATCCGTGTGTTGTATTGCGCCTTGAGGTTCGACCGGGAAATGAAGCGAGTCACCGACCCGTCGCTAATGATGACCTGCTGATTGGCTACCGCGACTGCATCAAGCACCATAGCAAGGCTGACGTTTGGGGAGCCGTATAGGTCGCTCAAGCGCCTCATGTACTCCGGGCTTTGCACCGTGAACCCGGTTGGAGAGGTCAGGTTGTCGCCGCTTGCCGCCGCGCTGATCTGTGCAAGGAGTTCGGTGTAGGTCGTGATCGGGGTAGGGGCGGTTGCGTCATTGACCTGCCAGCGACCATCGGACGACCACGTTTGAGCGAGGGCGATACCAAGGACGGCGGCCGATGAGAACTGCCAGTACCAACGCTCGTCCACTAGTTCCACCAACACCGCGCCGCCCTGCTGCGTCCAGAAGAACGGCTGCGGAGGTCGAGCGTACAAGCCGCTAATGACCACCGACAAGCCGCTTGAATCCTCAAGGGTCAGGGATACGGTGGTGACTGCAAACAGCGCCGCTACCTGAGTCGATGCAATCAAGAAGCTGGCGCGAGTGTTCTGCGTCATACCGACCGGGACATCAACCGAGAACAGGTCAGCCTCCGGTATGCCGATCTGCCGCGCCGTGTCCTGCATGACAGCGTCAGGCAAGAGGACGGGGATGATCGTCTGCCCTGCGGTGATGTACGCTTGTACGCCCATTACGCGTAGTCCTGCGGCGTGCCGACTTGGTAAGCCTGCGCGTCATCGCCGAGCGAAAGCACCGAACTTGCTTCAAGTTGTGTTTGTCCGTCATATCCAAGAGCGAGCGGTGCGGCAACGCTGGGGTTTGCGCCTGAAGGCCACCATTGACGGCGACCGCTTTCGGTGTAATACCCGAAGCTTGTTGCACCGCCACCGTCATACGAGCGAAGCGTGCGCGTGTAGACCCCGATGAACGTGCGCTGCCCTGCTGGGTCAACGTCCCCGTGATTGACCTTCCAGTCGTCATTGATGACTATAAATCCAGAAGGAATAGGGCGGAACGTCCGGATGGGTGGCACGTTGACGCGAGAAACAACAGTCATTTCCTCTAGCGTGACCGATGCTTTTCCAGTCTGAAACACGAAATCAGAACCCTCGGTATAAAGCGTTTGCATCCGGTGCATACGCGTCTGAGTGCTAACATTAGTCGTTGTCTTTGACTGCTCTACGCAAGTTGTTTGACCGTCTCCATTAAACTGAGCAAGTGCTTGGGCGTTCTTAAATGGCCCCGCTTGAATAACATCGTTAATAGTGTCAAACTCAGTTGCTGGAACCTCAATACTGATGGTTGGCGTTCCCGGGCTGCAATACTCATTGATGACCGCAATACATGACGCAATGGCTATCGTCTGGGTGGTCTGCGTCTTTGCGCTTGTCTCATTGTCTACCCAATGCGGGACACCAGCGACACCGTTGTAGGGGCTATACGGGTCAGGGAGGGCGGGGCAAGAGCGACCGACCGAGAAATATTTACCAACAATTTGAGCAAGGGGAACGGGATAAGACGCTACCCCTGCAATATCCGTTGCAATGGCTGGCGCAAGCGCGTCAATCTCAAATCGAATCTTTGCCTTCTTTAGCATCTCCTGCTCGGTCACCGTCATACGCATGATCTTGCAGCGAGCAAAGATAATGCGCGACTGAGCAAGAACGACCGCCGCCCAAATCAGGCTCCTGACATCGCCGTTGACGGCTCCCTCTAGATCACAAGAGAATCGCAACGTAGCCCATGTCAGCATCTGACGATTGCGCTCGTAGGTGAATTCAGCCGTGCCAGCAAATGCAGCATCGGGAAGCGCCGTGCGAGCTTGCGAGTCGGTGATCTCGTAGATGAGCGAATTGCCTGCCTCGTTGTAGGCATAGGTTTGAGACTCGCGCCGCCAATTTCCTGCACCCGGCGCAATCGGGAGAATCGCTCGGCGGAACAAATCCGCGTAGGGGGCTTTTCCGGTTACGGCTCCCGACGTTCCACTTGCGGCGGCGGTCGCCGTTGTCCCGGTTGCTGCAAGGTCAACCACCAACACGCCCGACACCGTGCGCGTGATATGCCCGCCAGCGTCAAGAGCAAATCGAGATGTCCAGCGGTGCGAAAGAATCGGGTACGGGCTTGGGGTTTGTGAGTTCCCGTCTAGTGCCAATGCCGCCGAAATGGTGAAATTGACAACACAAGCACGGCGACCGCTAATTTCCGTCACCGTAATTGACATCAACGGGCCGCGCATGGTGTCGGGGTGGCTGATGTTGAGAAGGTCTTCCGTACCCTCTGGCGTTGTTACGCTCACATAGACGTTATCTACGCGTCCCGTGCCGCTTTTGAATTTAGCGGCTAGGTCGGTGTAGGTGTTTGTACCGTCCGAAATCAAGGCGCTGCCAGCAACGTGAACCTCATATCGGTTCAGCGTGTAGCCATCTTCGGCATAGACAGGCTTATGCTCATAGGTCGAAATGTTCGCGTAGGGAAGCGTGTAGGTCGTTGAGTCAAACGTGAACGAGACAAAGGTGCTTCCATTACTTGGCATTAAACTCGCGCCCCCATGAGTCGTAGGTCGTTTAGGAAAGGCTCGTTGAGTTCCGAGAAATTGACTTCCGGCTCGGTATTGATCTTGATTGCCCGAATATCGCTTCCAATGGCTTCTATTGAAACACCAAGTTTCTTAAAGAAGTTGCCACCCATAGACTCAGGAAGAAAACTAGCAGCAGATTGAATTGCACGTCCAATCATTTCAATTACTTTTCCAATCGTGTCAATGATTTGCGGCAACCATGTCTCTAGGTATTTCAGCGCTTTTGCTATTTGTTGCATAATTGGAGCAACAACGGCTGCTCCAGCAGTTGCCAATACCGACCGTATGCGGAACATTGAACGCTCCACCTGACCCTCTGCTGATACAACATTGGCAACTAATGCGCCGCCCATCTTGGCGGCTCGCATCTTCTCGCCCAGCATTGCCATTTCATTGCCAAGGTCTGCAAGCTGAACGGCAGGGCTGTACTCGCGGATATCGTCGGCAAATTCAAGAACGAATTGCCGCAGCTTCATAAACGCTTCGTAGATTTGTTTAGCCGCTTTGATTGCAAAATCAACAGCAACTTTTGACGCAGCCGCTAGCGCACCAATAACTGGCCCAAGCATTGCCGACACGCTTGCCAACATTGGAAGCGAATCAGATGCCGAATCACCCATCCCGCCCGCAGCGCCGCCAGCAGACGACCCGCCGCCCTCGTTGATGTCGATGGTGATCTTGCCTAAGTCTTGCATTACTGAACCTCCCATGTCATTTCAAACGCGCACAGGAAAGTCTCGGTTCCACGCATCCAGCCGACCGCCTCGTCTACCGCCTCGATCTGCCCACCGCTACGCCATGTGAGCGGGATGGTCAGCCGACCGCCGAGCGTGTTCTGGATCAGGAGCGTGCGTAGCCCGTCAATGAATTGCTCAATTCCCTCATCCCCAGCAATGCGCTCGGTAGCCCGGTTGGTGTTGTCAAACAGGCCGCGCCACCAGACCGTAATCTGAATCGTTGACTCAAGCAGACCAACGCCGCTACGAGGGTGCAGGGCAGCGTCGCCGCTCGGGACGATCTGTACCGCATATTGGGCAAGCATCTCGTCTCCGGGCTTCTCCGCCACATAGACGGCATCCCCGTAGTTGTTCGCGGACATCCAATTACGGATCTCATCACGCAGCGCAATCCAAATGCCCGCATTACTTTGCACGGTCATTGGTTTGCCGCCTTGTTGTGTTCCATGCTCATGCGGACGCGGAAGGCAAGATCGTTGTCCCCGGTAGCGGTTCGGATCGTGTGTTCTGTCAGCTCAGGCGACCCAAACGCGATAGCAATACCCTGCGCGAGCATGAGCGCGTTTCGCGCTTCAATCATGGGGATGTTCTGCGCGAGTCCCATTGCTGTTAGTCCGTCAAAGTCTGAGGGGAGCCGTCCGTAGGTTGCCAAGAATTGGGCAACCCCCCTTGTTATTTTCCCGCCTGCTCAACCGCCTTACCCATACGCGCAAAGACTGCGAACAAGATCTCGTCCGACGCGTTAGCAGCTACTTCGGGCGAGCGTGCTACTTTTCGTAAGGCTGCTGCGACATCCGCGACTTGCGGTTGCCCGTCTTGCTTCCCGCTCAATGCGGCGAGCGCCTCGTTCCATTGAACCACCAACGCGCCGGACGGGATTTCTACGCGGAAGAGAAGCGGGTCGGTATCTGGGGTTAGGTCGATCATGTCAGGAAGTATAAGCGGCGGCAAGCAAATTGTTAGCGTCTGGGATGGCGCGGAAGGTCAAACCCATACGCTGCTCAACGTTGCCGAATTGCGAGTGCGCGATTGCGTCACCCATGAAGTAGCAGCGCCCGAAGGTGTAGCCCGTCTTGCCGACCGTTGCAGGGGCGACCTTGATACCAAACGTACCGCTATCGCCAACCAAGAGGCGGCCAACGGTCGAGTTGTACGCCGCACCGCGCTGGCGCGTCTGTAGGCTTGTCAGAACCGCCGCGTCCCACTTAACCAACGTGACGGTAATCGTCGCGCTCGTGTTTTGTACCACCATCTCCTCTGGGGTCGCACCCGACGCAACGGTCTTGATCTCATGGATGTTGTCCGAGTAGGAGACTTGCGGGAGGCTGTCGTTGTCGGTCTGCCCTAGCTCAACATAGCCAGCGCCGACATTGACGAAGATTGACGTTGGGCCAGCGACGAAAATTGCGGTTGCCATTACTTGAGTTTTCCTTTGAGGATCTTTGCTAGACCGATTCTAATGGTTTTGCCTATGGCACTAAATTCCATGGCGGTCGGGACAAGGAACGGACGAGCGGGAACGTCTACGCCGCCCCATGCCATGACGTAATCCTTGCCTTGGGACAGGTTCTCGGTGTTGGGGTTCGCCCCGGTCGCATGGGTGCGCTTGCCCTTGCGCGTCAGCGGGATGAAGTTCGGGCCGTCCGTTGAGAAGCCCTTCTCATGGTAGATGCCGTAGATAGCGCCGGACATGGTCACGGAAAGGCGGGCGGGGCCAGTCTGCTCGGCTTTAGCCCCAATCGACCGCAGTAGGTTTCCGGTATCCCGTAGGGGCTGACCACCGTTTCGGTAGGACTGCCCGGACATCTTGTACTCGGTCACCATGACGTTCTTCACAACGACCGAGCCGTCTTTCTTCTTACGGCTAACCGCTTTGAGGACTTGGCGCGTTGCGCTGGCAACCTCGCCCTCCCGGGGCTTCTTAGTCGTCCAGAACTCGCCAGACATGGGCTTCAGCGCCGCGAGGGCAACCGTCTCCCCGTTCGGGCCACGTCCTTCGCTCTTTGCAATGTGCTGCTTGGCGTAAGACGCAATAGCCGCCGCAATGCCGTTACGGATTGCATCGTTGGCAAGTGCCTTGCTGATTCTCTTGCGCCACGGCTCCACGTCAGTTCCCCGGCATCGTGTTCGGGAGGCGAGAGCGGAAGAAGCTGCTATTGCTCACCCCGTTGTACCACGCGAGCGTCTGCAATGGGGTGGCTTGCACCGCAGGCACGCCTGCATCGGCGGCCTTGGCGACCGCCCCGAATATCATCTTCCCATCCCGGAGTGCTTCCAGCATGGAGTACGCCTGCTTCAGGCGCTGCTCAACGGCTGGGGTGATCTTCATGGCGCGGCGCTGAA